TAGGGTGTTTCTTTCCTCTGCAATATCGGTGGTTGTCTCATCCTGTTTCGATAGGTACTGTTGTATGTTGGTTATTTGTTTTTGTAACGTGTCAATCTCTATCTGCTTTCGATCGTACTCAGATACTAAGTCCTGTAACTTCTTTGTTTCCTCGACTACGCCCACCATTCGTTCGTTGAGTCTGGTGAGTTCTTCGGAGGCTTTGGTTCTGGCGTCTCTGAAGTGTTCGTGCTTGGTTTCTGTTTCGGATACTTTTTTTTCTTTGAAGGAAGTTTCGATCCCCTGTTCACAGGTGGGACAAGTGGAGTTATCTTCATAGAACGTTTTCTCCTTCTCCAGTTCCTTCAGTTTAGAGTTGAAGGTCTTATCGTATTGTTTGATCTGAATGATCAGACTGTTACACGAGTCCTGTTCCATCTTGAGTTGATCCAAACCACCCGCTGCGATTGGACGCATGGTTGATCGGATATCATGTATCTGACTCTCAATGGTAGTGATGTCGTTTAGTTTCTCTTCACGGTTATCACGTTTGTTCTTCTCCAGACTCTCGACATACTTGGTCTGTGTCCGGATCTTGTACTCTAGGTTCTCTAGATCAGATTGGTTCGCACGTACCTTCTCCTTGATGACAGAGAACTTCTCTTTGAGTATAACATTCATCTTGGAGAATACGTTGATGTCCAGCAGATCCTCGATCACTTCACGTCTGTGGTTCGCAGGTAACTGCATGAATGGCACGAACGAACTACTACCCAACACAATGATCTGGTGGAAAGACTTATGGTTTAGTTTCAGAATGTTTTGTTCAAGTACCTTCTGATACTCTTTACTGTGTGAGTCTTGGTTGATGACCTTGTCGTCACGCCAGATCTCAAACTTGGTAGGTTTGATACCACGCACAACCTTATACTCTGAACCAAGTGCCTTGAACTCTACCTCAACATGACAGTTCTTGTTGTTGACACTATTGACCAACTGACCTTTGGATACGGATCGGTGTGCCTTACCGAACAACGCAAATGACAGGGCGTCCAACATAGTAGACTTACCCGCACCATTCTGACCCACCACTAGTGTGGATGCAGATTTGTCCAGTTGTATATGGGTGAACGAATCACCAGTACTAAGAAAGTTCTTGTACTTTAAAGATTTGAATATAATCATACGAGTTCGAGCGTCTGCGCCTCTACCATTAATTCACGTACCATACCCTTTATGGTATCCTTGTTCAGTGGAGTATCCACCGCATTTATATAACTATACAGTAAATCTTCCGTACTGTCAACTGATATTTCATTATCATTTATAGAACCACCTACAAACTCCTCAAAGTTCTCTGCAATCTTGAGTTCATGTATCTTACGAGAGTTGATCCTGTCAACGAACGCATCAAACAACTTAGGGTCAGACTTGTTGACTACGATCAACTTAACGAACTTATCATCTAGATGTCGTATGTCCGTAAGCATAGGATTCTTCTCTTGATCGTTATAGTAGATCTTCTCGAAGAGTCTTTCGGTATTGACTACCGGAGTAACCTCACGGGTGTCCGTGTCTAGGATGTGGAAGTGTTTGGGGTCATGTGCATCACTCCAGAAGAACTCCATCTGAGAACCAAGGTAGTGTATGTTACCACTCTGTGACTTGGTGTGGAAGTGTCCGGAGAGAACCAGATCAAACCGATTGAACGCAGATGCCCTCATACCATGTGTGCACGGAATACCCGCAGACATCTCAAACCCTTCTAACTCAAGGTGTGCACCGATCACGTCTGCCTTACAACCTTGAATAAACTTCATGCACTCATCGTTGTTGTCCTCGTTGATCCAAGGTATCAGACCCATAGGCATACCATCATAATCAACCACCATAGGTTTCTCGATGATACGTACTTCTTCCATGTAGTGACCGAGTAGTTCTTTAAGTGCATTCAGGTCATTGGTATTCTTGTAGAACACATCATGGTTGCCGGGGATGATATCCATGTGGATCTTGTACTCACGCAACTTCTCCAGAAAGATCTTCCGGTTATGTTCCAACGCACGGAAGTTGATGAACTTACGGTTATCGTAGTAGTCACCAAGGTGTAGTATCTTTGTGATACCATTGTCACGTAAGTACGGGAAGAACACGTCACGGTAGAAACGTTCTTGATAATCCATCATCACTTCAGATGAGTTACGGATACCACAGTGGGTGTCATTTAGTATTGCTATTTTCATTAATCATATGCCTCAATGCAAAGAGATTCTTTATCACTAAAACCATATCCCATTGCTTTCATAAATCCTTCAAGTACTTCAACTAACTGATCCCGATTCAGATCCTTCTGCATCACATCAATAGTGATACGAGTATTAACAGAAGAACTATGTTCATAAGGGTTACAAATTAATTGTATGTACGGTTTATACAATGATGGATTGTCGTTAAAGCTCATCGTTTAGTTACTCGCAAGTTGTACAACTATTATGAATAATAACATATTTGTTACAAACAATTCAAGCGCTAATATAGTATGATACCATACCCACCTTGTCTTGTATGCATTTTCCATTGACAGATCTTCTGGATCTGGATCGGAGTGTGGGTTTGTGACTCCTTTAAGAGTCTTCCAGAACGCTTTCATATCACATCTCGACTTCTTCATCAAGGAAGTCAGATAGGTCAGAGTCTACACGTCTGCGGCGGCGTTTACGTACCTCCTTCGCATATATTTTAATCTTCTGATCCGTACTCTTGACCTCATCAATACGATCCTTTAGACTGTCAACAAACATCTGAGTCTGACGAATCGCTTCCTCGTTATCACCATCAAGGATTAAAGAAGAGATATCACTCTCTGCAAGAAACTTCATCTTGATGTCTTGTTGTTTCTTTTCCTTCTGAATCCTACGCAGAAACGCATACCATGCAATCTGTGTGAAGTATGCAAATGCATTAGGCGCCTTGGTTCGAGTCGCCTTTGTGATATCGTAGTTGTCGATTGCCTTGAGACAGTTCTCCACTGCGTCCATCACCATCTCTTCTCTGTAGGTGTAACGTACGAAGTTTGCTCTATGGGACAGTCCTTCTGCGATCTTCAAAAAACATCGAGCGATGTAGTCAGTCACGATAGGTCGGGGTTCGCCCTCCGCAGACTTGTCTGTTGCATCCTTAACGTAGTCGACAACCGCTAATGAGAACTCTGCGTTGTTTACGTAATGCGGTTTGTCTTTCGGTTTCATAGTCATCTCCATTTGATTTAGTACACTATAACAAAACTACTGTTGGTTGTCAACCCTTTCTTTGACCCTTCGTCTCAAATCAGATGTGGAAAATCTATGATCCCTTTTGTTGAAGTATATCTCAATACCTCTACTCGCACATATAGCACGTCCTGTGAATGTTCCTGACTTATACTCTGAACCTATGATACGTACATCGATCTGTAGTGCGGATAGGATATCCTCTAGATCTTGTTCAGTGACGTAGGGTATGATTTCGTTGACGTACTCCACTGCATTTAACTGTGTGTAACGTTCAACAACGGTCTGAATGGGTTGGTTCTTCTCTGGTCGATCTAGACTAGGATCTACTTGTAGACCGCATATGAGGTAGTCACACTGAGTCTTTGCCTCTCTCAACATTGCGATGTGACCTGCGTGTAACAGATCGAATGCACTACATGTAAATCCTATTTTCATAAAAAATCACTTGCCATATTGTAAAAGAAATGATACCCTAAAGCCATAGTTCGCCAGGCAATGAATACTCTGATTAGTGAAGAGTAGTCTTTGGATCTGGGAACATTAGGACATTTCCATAATCTGAATCTGAAACATTTTCAAGAACTCTATATGATGACAACTTCTCTATAGCACTGGCCATCGTTCTTTCATCTTCTTCATTGCGTTGTCTCAAACGCGCCGTTCTTTGTTTACCTGTTTGATGCATCTCATCTACTGCGTCTATATACTCCTTACAGAACATAGGAACAGGTTTACTGGTACTCACGATATGATCAGGGTTGATCACCATGTAGTCCATGTTGTTTTCTTGCATAGTCATCCAAGGACGTAGACCATAGATTTGATCCTCATCCTCAGTCCAACTAATAGTAAGCATCATTGCATTGCGTACAACCATCTCTTTACTATGTTCATCAGGCCACTCCATGACCTCACAGATCATTTCCTCACCGGATGCCATTCTTACTTGTAGGAAGTTCTTTTCTAAAAATATCATATAGGCACCTGTGTAATCTTAAAAGGGAAACGTTCTCTACTATATATCTTAACTCTTTCAGCGCTATGTAACAGAGTGAAGTTCTTTTTAGACTTGATGTGAAGATCGTCCGCAATGTCATATAACCTTGTAGTACTACCATCGTCTGACAACCTCAGTCCTCGTCCGATTGATTGTAGAACTCGAATCTGAGACTTGGACGGAGAAGCGAATACAATGTTATGAATATTTTTAATGTTAATGCCAGTACTAAAAGTACCAAGTGAGGCCAGAACAATACTATTCTTTTGCTTATCGACAATATTCCGTATTTGTTCTCGGTCTGCGGTTTTGGTCTCTCCTGATACAAAGAAGAATCGTTGTCCATCTTTTAACTTGTCCTCAATTAGAGGCCGTAGAACCTTGCCGTGTTTATCCACAAGGTTGAACAAAACAAGAGTGTTACCCTCCAGAGATGCTGCAAGGTTGGCGATAAAGTTATTTCGTTTCTCATATCGGACAATGAAATCGATCTCATCTTGATAACTCCTTCCGTCTGTGAGTTGACACAGTTCACGTTTATATTTAAGTAGTATGATATCTATATCTAACTTAGCGAGGTGTTTATCTTCTTGCAGTTTTACGGTGGTAACTGACGTATATGTGGGGCCAAATAAACCTTCCAACACGAGTTTGTGTACGGTAGTACCATCCAAAGTACCCGTAGTACCAAACCTATACTCTGCTTCGATAGACTTGTTCATGATCGATGACAGAGACTTAGACTTAAACCCGTGTACCTCATCACCCACAATACAACCAAACTGTTGAAACCAAGGTGAACCTAGTTTGTAGATTGATTGCCATGTAGATATGATAATAGGACAGTCTGTCTGTTTATCCTTACCAGAATAGATACGGTGTACGTTCTTCTCTACGTCATACCCGTACTCATAGAAGTCCTTGTACATCTGTTCGACCAGAGATGTTGTGGGAACAATCAGTAACAACTTCTTGTTGTGTTGTGCGAGATACCACCTTGCGAGAATATAGATGATAAAAGACTTGCCAGATCCTGTAGGACTTAGTATAATGGCTCTCTTGTTCTCTATACCATGTACTATAGCATCATATTGATAATCACGTGGTTTGAATGGTAGATTCAGAGAGTCAATGAACTCCTGAAATGCCATGTGAGGAACTTTGTTCTTATCATAAGGATAACCATACTTACCTTCCTCAACCTTGATACCATAACCACGTTCACCTGCAAACTTACGCAATGAGTCATACAGACCTACATTGAGTTCACCATTAGTACGGTTGAACAAACGAATCTTGCCATCCCAGATTCTCTTCTTTACCGCAGGCATGAACTTAGCGCCAGGCACTTCAAAACAGAAGTGTTCAGAGATCTCAGAAACTATGTGAGGCGCACACTCAACCATCTGCAACATCGCATAGTTTCTCATTTTAAGTTTGATTACTTCCATTATCTAATTAGAACCCTGCTTCGAACTGTTTCCATCGTATGATATTACCAATTGTCTGGTGTCTCCACTTCAACGTTTCTAGTATTTCTTTCAAGGTATCTATACATGTGGTAAGGTATTGGATTTTTTTCTCACTGTTCACAAGGTCTTCGTCAGTCTCGATGAACTGTTCTTTGAACTTGTTAGTGGTTGCACTACGACCTTCGTACGGATCATAGTCCCACCCAAAACGATCGATCTCGTCCTTGGACATCTTACCTTCGTAGTATAGATACTTCCACTTCATGAGTTCTTTCTGTTTGAACTCTGCGTCTTTCAGTTTTAGTTTGTAGGTTGCATGTAGTTCCAAGTACTTACCGTGGTTCTTGGATGCTTCTACGGATGATGCATCTAGTGCCATCATTTCAATCTGAGAGTCTTTCTTCCACTCAGTTAATATAGTTTCAAGGTTCATTTTTTATCCTATAAGGGTAGTCTTAATACCCAGCCATTATATCAGTTAAACTCGAAATAGTCAAATCTAAATGTCGCTTGAAACGACAAGAACTGCTCCTGTGAAGTTGATGCAAGGTTGATCATTCCTACACTAGTAGGGAACCCATTTATATATCTAAACGTTCTGTTGACGTTATTGTGACTTGATAGGATTGCGACTGTGATGTCGTTGTATGAAGATCCCTGATATCCTTTCTTTGGATTAGATTCCACGGATGCGGATGGGAGTCTATGTTGATTAGATGTTGCAGCAATCATCCAGTTGTACAACTCTCGGTATGAGTTCATATCCTCGTCTAACAGGACTTCCATCGTAAGTGTACCAAACTCAGCGGCATCTCCTACAAAGGGTACACTGTTGACCCGTGAGAAACCTAACTCTGCTGAAGGTAAGTTTACATCTGGGTGTGATACGGTTTGTGCGTAGAATTGCAGATTAGGAAAGTCTCTCCTACTGATAACTATCTTGAACCCTGACGGTTGCAAGTAGTTGGTTCCACAATCAAATGTGTTGGTCGCCATGTCTTATACCTTTGGTTTGTATGATTGTATTTATACTGATTTTATAGTCATCTTTATTGTGATCATTAATGATATCAAACACCCCCTTTTGAGGGTTTTTCGATCATATATGATATCAGAAAAAAAAGGTTGACTTTGCAGGCTACATACTGTATAATGTGTTACATTGAGATGAGGTTATAATGATATTAAGTCACACAGATGCCCTGTTCGCGGCAAATGCATTCGATGAGTTCTTCGGTAGTATCGATAGAATCGATGAATACATGCGTAGGATCAAGATGGAGAGGATGGATGAGTTCCCTCCCTCTCTGCCTGGCATGGGCCCTGAAGAAGATCTATTCAGTAACTTTGATATACATCCGTCTGAGATGGAGTTTACTATCATCGACACTGCGTCATACAAGTTCATGAACTACATGGAGATCGTCACTTCTGCACCTGTAGAGAAGTCGATCCCCGGCAAGACCATGAAGTGGTTGATCAAAGAAAAGAACACCGGTATGGTTGCGGGTATGATCCGTCTCGGTTCTCCTACTATTAATAGCAAACCACGTAACGACTGGTTGGGTAGTCCCCTTGACAGTCTAAACCCTGCGATCATGGAGAGGTTCAACAACTCTGCAATCATGGGGTTCAACATCGTACCTACACAACCATTTGGATTTAACTATCTGGGTGGTAAGTTACTGGCTGCAATCTGTTGCAGTCACTTTACACGTGATGCACTCAACAAGAAGTATGATTCTAACTTCTGTATGTTTGAGACTACATCACTGTATGGTTCAACAAAGTCTGCCTCGCAGTATGATGGTATGAAACCATTCCTGCGATTCAACGGTTTGACAGACTCAAACTTCTTGCCACTAATCAATGACGACACTTTCCGCAGACTGAGTGCTTGGTTCATTGATAAGAACGGTGGTGAACCCTTGGTTCCTGTGGATGCATCCTCTCGCAAACTCAAGACACAGACCAAGATGGCATCGATCATCAAAGCCTCTCTCAAAGTCCATGATGATGTTGCCTATAAGAAGTTCTGTCAAACCTACGATAATGCAAAGGATCTGACTGAACGGAAACGTTCTTTCGTGTCCACGTATGGTTATGATAATGTACCTCAGTATCTAAACCTCGAAACAGATACATTGATCAAGAAAGAAAACTACGACAGGTTCTCTCTTGAGAATGTTACTGCATGGTGGAAGAAGAACGCCACCAAACGTTACGACAAACTAAAGTCTGAAGGTCGGTTGAGACGTACCGTAGAAACTTGGAACGTCAACGCAGACGACATTGATATAATTAGGTGATATATTATGATTACAGATTTCTGTGTTATATGCGGAACAAAAGATAATCTTCATAACCATCATATTGTTTGTAAGAAAAGTGAACTAAAACCAATATCTGGTGATTACGATCATCATACAAACCTCCTGACTGTTTGTGGAGAACATCATGGATGGATTCATGGTGTTAAACCTAACAGGTTTAATAACTGGTCTGAACTAAAAAAACTAGGAATAGAGAGTGCAAAAAGAAAAGGAGTCCGATTTGGCAGACCAAGAAAAATAGACGATAAAAAGGTTCATGACTTACGGTTATCGGGAAGGAGTGCTATAGAAATTGCTGAAGAGTTAGATGTCTCTCGCGCAAGTGTGTATAGGTATTTGTCTTTATTAAAAAAACAAGGATTTTAAAAATGGCACAATCTGATAACTTACGTCACATACAGAGACTCTCGGGGGGTGGTAAGACTACCTACAAAGAGGGTGCAAAGACTGAGAACATGGTTGCCACCGCAGTTCAATGTGTTTTCAAAACATTAAAGAATAACCATCGCAACCTTGAGTTTATGCACATGAAGAAACACTCCAAGCAGATGTTTGCGGAGTCAATCGGTGTAGTAGACTATGTCCCCTCAAACGGTAAGTCTTTTGTCAATCCAGACGGTGGTACTATATGGGTCAAGAAGACTTACTCTGACGGGTCAACGTGGTATCCTATTCTCACCTCCGAGGCAAAGAAACAGGGTACCAACGATAAACTCCTTGCAGAAGGTAAGAAGAAACAGGCACAGGGCAACGCAATAGAACGTGCATACAAGAACATAGAAGAGTTTCGTTGTCTCTACGAGGCGTACCCTTGGTTCTCCTACTTCATCTTCTGTGAGGGGTGTGACTTTGAGGAAGGGTCATCTATACTTGATCGTATGGATGCGATGACACGTTATCGTCCTAGGAACAAGTCCTATGTCACGGATGAGAAACAGTTGGTGTCCTTGTACATAAAACCAGAAGGGTTCGAACAGAACTTTATATATACCAAGATGTTAGAATCCGCAGAACTGATCATTAAAATCATAGAGGAAGAAAGTTGAAAGTAAAATTGGTAAGTCATTCACAAGCACCAGACCTTAACGAGTCTGCATTAGATCTAGTGGCATATTGTGCACGTGTATCTAACCCGTCTAATCAGAACAACAAAGAGACGAACGAGAAACTGGTAAAGTATCTCATGAAACACAAACACTGGTCTCCTCTAGAGATGGTCAGTGTCTGTTTGGAAGTAGAAACCACACGAGATATCGCACGTCAGTTGTTGCGTCATCGTAGTTTTAGTTTCCAAGAGTTCAGTCAACGTTATGCGGATCCGTTAAAAGACTTAGAGATGGTACCTCGCGAGGCAAGGTTTCAGGATCTGAAGAACCGACAGAACAGTATACCTATTGATCAGGACAATGAAGGTCAACGTAGAATAAACGAAGACTTCAGAATGAAACAGATGAAACTCATTCACCAGTCCAAAGAGGTTTACAACTGGGCAATCGATAATGGTATTGCAAAGGAACAGGCACGTGTTGTTCTACCAGAGGGTAATACTGTGTCTAGGTTATATGTGAATGGAACGTTACGGTCGTGGATACACTACATTGAGTTACGTAGTGCGAACGGTACACAGTTAGAACACATAGACCTCGCAATCGAAGTTGGACGTGTGATCGCTAAAATCTTTCCTCTAACCCCACAAGATTGATAAGATGGATCTCCTTGCGGTGGTACTTATTATTATTTGTATGATGATCTTATACGAGATACATGACAGAAACGAATAGGTGCCATCCTTGGCGATCTTACTTTAGTCCTCTTCTGGTGCAGTTGCATCTGTGCCAGTCTTGGTAGCAACATCTTTAATCAAGTTAGATGTTACGTCCAATACACCGGCGGATACACCAAAGACATCTGAACCGACACCTTTAATAACACCACCAGTACCGTCAATGGTTGCATCGACAGTTGAACAAGCAGACAGAACCAATGCGAACGCAATTGCAATTATACGCATAGTAATCTCCTATCCTGTAATTCCGAGGGTGGTTTCCTGACCCACTTATATGCAGTGCGTACCACTTGATACGCAGAACATCTTCCATGTACAGTTATTTATAAGACTTCAATTAGATGCCCAAACCTCACTTAGGCATCTAATCAGATGTTACCACCCCGATTTAATTCTCGTATCAAAGTGATATTGTTTGCATTCACGTACTGTCTCTGCAACACCTTCTTCTACTTCTTTCTTACACATTTT